CCCAATGCTCGTGATTCTTTTACAAATTTCTGATTAAAATGTTTTACTTGTTTTTGTAAAACACCAAAAGGATAAACTCTACCATTCTGATTCTTAATATCAGATTGCATAAAGATACCTTTAATATATTGTTCTTTATTCTTTCCTTCAACAATATATTCTACATCATTAGAATGTTCTGTTATTAATTTCATTAGTCCTCCTTTGGAGCCTCTTCAGGTTTTATCTCGTGTGTAACATATTTAAATGCTTGTTTAAAATCATCAATAGCAGAATATGCTTTGTTTCTCATCATATTACCAAACTCTGAATTAGCTTGAGTAAATTTCTTATCAATAATACTTTTTATAAGATTTGATTGTGTCTCTGTATCATCACTCATTATTGTTCCTTTCGTTAAGAATAAAAGATTCATCATTTATTTTTTCAATCAACAATTCTTCGCTGATTTTAAATTCGGTTGCAGCTTCAAAAATTGCTTTATTTATTTTACCAATACCATATTTCTCAGTCAGTTTGAATGCATACTTAATAGCTACATCAACATCTTGCAAGTTTGGTTCAGTAACTTTTTCTTGATATTTTTTTATAAAACTTGATTTAGATATTGTCATATTAATCCATTTTTACAATTAAGTCTGGATTGATTTCCTTATCATCAGGATCTACTCCTGTTTCTTTTCTTATCTGTGCATCAATTTCTGCAATTTCATCTTCTGTTTGATGAAGAACATTTTTTCTTACCCATTCATTAGAAACATATTTTCCAATGTATTCATCAAGTGTAGAAAGTATTTCATATCTCTCTCTTAAAATTTCATTATTTTTTAATTCATCATAATGAGAATCTTTAGTCCATATATAATCAATAGCTTCTTTAATTTCAAACCAATCATCTTCTTTGATAATTCCTTTAAGAAGTAATTGCACTCTAAGTATATCAGTAAACAAAGCTGAAAATCTATGTCGTATCTTAGAAATAAATTTAGAAAACTTTATTTCATCTCTGTTAATCTCTGAAGTCCTACCGAGATTAAAAGCAGTTTGTTCTGTTCCTTCAATTCGTGAAATAGGAACATTCAACGCTTGATAAAGTTTCTTTCTAAAATATTCTATATCTTCAATCTCTCCAAGATTCTGTCCAGAAGGCAGAGTATTAATTTCAGTACCTCTACCACCCTCTCTTCTTGGTAACCAGAAATCTTCCAACATTGACATCTGTTTTTTCTGGTCTTCAACTTCACCGGTAGCTGCATTATAAACAACTTTCTGTTTATACTTGTCCATAACAGAACGTAAATATTGTTCTGCTTTTAATTTGGGTAAGTTACCAACATCAATATAAAATATTCTTCGTTCTGGAGCTCTTGCCAAACGATAGATAACAAGTGAATCCTCAATCATTCTAAGTTGATTAAAAGGTTTAATTGCTTTATACAAATAACCAATTACAACTTGTTTCTCTGCATCAATAACTCCTGAGTGTACATAAGAAATAGAATCAGAAGAAACTCTTATTTCTTCATGTTGTTGACCACCTGGCAAATACTGTCCAGTTGTTTGATCTGGTCTATAAACAAAATATTCTTCTATCGCCTTAACAAACTCTACATTTGTTACAGAATCTTTTTCTTTTTTTATTTCTCTTACTTTTCTAATATCAAGTGCATCAACTGATATTAAATTTTTAATACCCTCATTTGGTTTAGTTTTATCAATAACAATATGATGATAAATTTTTCCATCAACATACCACTTACGAAATAAATCTGCACCGACTTTATTAAAGTCTAAAAGTTTTAAAATCTTTTTAAATTCTAAAGTAATTTTATCTTTAATACTATCACTTTGGTCAAGAGTATCTAAAGAAATTGATATGGATGTTTTACCTGTTTCATGAAGGACAGCTTCGTTAACAACATCTGCAACTGCCAAATCTACTTCCTGTGTCATTGACATTTCTCGATATTTTTGTATAAGGATATTTTCATCCTTTGCATCAATATCAGTATTGAGATATGTTCCTACAAAACCACCACCCTCGACATATGTAATTGCTCCATCATCATTCTCTGGAGTTACAAAAGTTTTAGGTTTCTCCTTCTTTGAAACTGAAAATCCAAATATATCAAATGCCATATTATTATTTTTCCTTTTATATTAAAGATGAAGGGGGAGATAACTCCCCCTTGTCAAAAATTATAAGATTGTGCCTGCAGCAATAGTTAAATTCCCAATCTCATTAGTTATTGCAATACTACCAGAAACACTTGTTCCACCACTACTACCCGGACTACCACTTACTGCTCCAGCATCAGTTCCTAAACCATCAATTGTAAAATAATTAACTGCAAAAGTAACTTCAAATTCTTCTACAGAATCATTTGTTGAAGAATCAACTTCGATGGCATTTAATGCAGTTGGTAACACATCCATTCTATATGTTCTTAATGGAGTTCCACCTCGAGTCAATTGAGTTGCAATTGCAGTTCCATAATGATTTGAAAAAGGAATAGAACTTACATTTTGACTAAATGCAGATATAGATTGCATCCATCTTTCCATTGCGTTACGATTTTGCCATCCTGCATCATTGAGAAATGTTACAGTCCAATCATCAAATGTTCTATCACCTGCAACTTTTAACTGTCGCCCACGATAAGGAACATCAAATGCAGGTACTGTTTGGCCAGGTAAACTTGTAGCCTTTACCAACATTTCTGTTTTGTATAGTTGTATACCTGCAGTATTATATATATTTACTCTAAATAAATTAGGTCTAACTCCACCCGCGAATGTTGCTTTAAAATCATTTATATTTGCCATTATCCATTACTCCTTTAAGTTATGTATGTATTTATAATACTTATGCACCGATTTCTGTAAAAGATACGTCAGAACGTGCGGCAATAAAGTTTAACTGAATGTAGTTGATAGAACGATTTGGTTTAACATAAATGTCACCAACAAAATTATTCGTATCAATAACCTGTCCAGTATTATTAGTACCATCACAAACAACTTTAAAGTCAGTAATACCACGGCGACCTTGAATTTCTCGTAAGAAAGGAGCAACCATGTTAACAAACTGAGCTCGTGTAAACTCATCATTAAACTCAAACAACATTCCTTTAGCGGCAATAGAAATAGCTTTTTCCATAACAATAAATAATCTTCGTACATTGATTCTATCAAATGCACTTGGAACTACTTGCATAGTCTTATCACCCCAGAGCATTACACCAGTTCCTGTCATGGCATGGAATGGATTAGCACCACCAGAATACAAAGTATCACGATCTGCTTTTGAAGCATCCCAAGAAAGTTTAATAATATTCTTGATCTGTCCTCTTGTCATACCAGCAGGTGACCACCATGCATCATTAGTAAAATCTGTTCTTGCACAAAGTCCTGCAATATCAGCGTTCATCGGAACATATCGAAAAACATCATTATACTGATCATATTGATATTTCCATGCACTATCCATTACTGCATAGTTTGATGAACCCATAGCAGATTTATCAGCGACAACATTAGTTGCTATTACTGATGAATCACTTCCCGCAGCTACAACAGTACCAATATTAGGAGAAACAAATGCAACACAATCCATTCGTGTTCCAGTAGATGCAAGTGTATCTATAATATATTTTCCTGTAACTGAAGTAGCTCCACCTTGCATTACAAGTGTAATGTCTACAACATCAGCATTTGAATATAAATTATATCCAGCATTATACTCACCAGCAGATAAATCATTAGCATCAACTCCAAGAGAAGCAGCATTACCACCCAAAATACCACCAGGATAATATGCGGCACTCGTTTTTGTAAACCGTTTGAAACCTGCACCCACTTTTGGTGAACCAGCATTTCTTAAAGGGGATGTGTCATCAGAATTTTCTGTTAGTTTCTCTACAACTCCAAGCCAAACATAATCAGATTCATTTGACAAAACATCCTTTACATAATTACTTGAACCATCTATTTTTTTTGCACCCTCGGCCATACTCACATAAGCATGAGCTTCTAAAACATCACCAACAATTCCTGTCCATTGTCCACCACTATCAATAACAAGAATATGAATTTCATCGTTATATGTACCAGAACCACCATTTGCAGCAAGAACATCCTGTGATGTTCCGGGAGTACCATTAAAACTCCTCAGAAATAATGCTTGATCAGCTGTTGCACTATTTCCTGCAGCAACTGCTGCGGCCCAACCAATACTATCAATAGCTATTGCTTTTAAACTATTTCCTAATACACCAGGATATTTTGCAATAAATAATTGATCAGTATATGTTGTTGAATCATAATTATCTCTATTTTTAACAAGGACACTAGTTCCATTGTCAATATCACCAACAGCTGCGTTCCTTGCAGCTGCAGCAACATTTCTTACAATAATCAAATTATTTGAATATGCAAGATAATTAGCAGCAGTAAAAAAAGATTTAAAAGTAGAATTATCTGGTTTTCCAAATTTCTTTACTAACTCATTTTCTGTTGTTACTGTTATTCTTTCTAAAACAGGTCCCCACTGAAAAGAACCAGCCATTGCACCAATACTGGTTGCAACATTAGGTACTACATGTGTTAAATCTCTTTCGGAAATATTTATTCCCGGACTTATTTGAAATGGCATTTTGTTTCTCCTATGCAAATGATTACATTTTTTATATTAATATATTTTTTTTTCAATCACAGCATAATAAATTATTTTACAGTTTCCCATATTGTTCCATCTGAATCTACTTCTATTTCTTTTTGATCTAATCCGTTCTCTATAATACCAAACGGAGTTGTAAAATCATCAAGATTTTGTAACTGATTTTTATATAAATTATCTCTTATATTCTGACTACTCATATCTTTAAAATATTGTTGGTCAATCAACCAAGAAAAAATTACAAGTGTCATTACTAAATCATCATTAGTACCATCATCAGCCGAAAATGAATCACCAGAACTAACAAACGTAGTTAGTTCTGAAATAATATCGTAGTCGGGGATTAAAAGTTTATCTTCTTCAATAAGGGATTTTAAATTTGAACAACCTATTTTTTTCATAGATTTGGTTGTTCTTACCCCAAAAGTAGATTCTCTTTTAGCCCCACTACTTATTTGTTGACCGTGCCTACCATACCAACTTGTTGAATACAAATTCTCATATTCCAAATCGTGATGTAATACATCAGCAACTTGCGAACCAATATCATTAATTTCAACAAGAATATAAGCGTCATTATATCGCTTTCCAATAATATTTATAACATTAGGGAAGTGTAAGGGGGCTATTAAGTTGTCTCTAAACTTAGCAACAATTTTATATGGTATTTCTGTGGTGTCAAAAACTGTAAATGCTGAGTAATCTTTTCCCTGTCCTCGTGCAACATCAACTGTAATTGTATATAAATTCCCTACTTTAGGTTCTTCAAAAACATCTAAATGATCTTTTGAAAATAATGGAGAATTATATGACAATTCTTCTAATTTTTCAGTAGATACTAAAGTATTACTTGAACCAAGAAAATCAGCTTCATACTCCTGTCTGAACGCTTCTTCTCCAATTGTATTTACAATTTTACGTTGCCAGTCTTTATCTCTACCCGGAACATTTGACCAATGTACTTTGAATGGAAAAAAACTATTATTTCCATTTATTGCATCATTCCAGAATTTGTAAAATAAGTTAAATCCATTTGGTGTGGATACTATAATAACTTTAGTTTCTTTACCAGATGAAATTGTAGGATAAACAGAACGAATAAATTCGTTTGCAATATGTCTCTGAACGTGAGCAAACTCATCAAGTAGAATACAAGAAAATGAAAATCCACGAATTGCACTTGAAGAAGTAGAAGAAGCTAAAATCTTACTTCCATTCTCAAGTTCCATAGAACCCTTATTCCATTCTTTTAAACCTTGTTGAAGAAACTTGGGGAGATGTTGATATGATGTTTGGATTCTTCCTAGAATTTCTCTGGCAGTAATAGCTTTGTTGGCGAGAATACCAACAATTTTATCTTGATTGAAAAGAACATAATGTAATAACCAACCAATAGTTGTTGTAGTTTTACCAACCTGTCTACCAGTTTTTACAATAACATTTCTATTATCCGTTATAGTTGTAACTAATTTTTTTTGATAATCATACATAGCAAAATTAACAAGACCTTCATCAACGTGTACAATCTTTACATAATTTTCCAAAAAGTAAATAGCATCATTTGCACACTTAATATATTCTTCAACTTCTTTTTTTGTAAAATTGTGTGTTACGTCTGTACCTTTTAAAAGACTATTACCTAGATATGAGTCAGACATATTATTTATTATTTTTCATTTTTAAAAGTTCCTGTAGTTCTTTAGTACTTCCAACAAAAAGATTATTTTCATTCTTGACAGGTTTATCTGTTTTCTCAATTTCTTTTTTTGTTTTCTGTAAAACTAACAATTCTTTAGTAGTAGCAGTTAAAGAATTTATAAGTTGAGTTGCAACTTCAAATGCTCTTGGTTGCTCACCTTCTTTTGCAATAGCTAATAGTTCTTCAAGTGCATCGTTACCTTTTTCAATTAAGTTTTGGTATTGATCTCTTGAAAAATCATAGTCACTCGTTAAGTCAGTGGTGACAACTTCTACCGCGGGTGCTTTTTCTTTTTTTATTTCTACTAATTCACCAGCTATATCTAAAACATCATTTAATTTATTTACTGTATCTTTTTTCATACATTATTATCTGTTTTAGTTATTGTATAATTATAATTATCATCAGAGTCTGCTGTTAATGGATTAGGTTTTACATTAATATTTGTCTTCTCAGTCTCATTATTAAAAGTTGCACCTGAATTAACATTAACTTCTCTAACAATGCCTTGTTCACTTGTTTTTCCATAAATATGACCTTGAACTGTAAAAGTTAAAGTATGTATCAAAGCTCTTCTTGTAAGCAAGTCACCTTCATATGTATCTTCTGTAGTCATACCATTAAACACAATCGGTATATCTCTTTTAATTCCTAGTGTACTCATTTCATTCATAGTAACTTGAAACTCTGGTGTAAAGAAAGGTAAAATTTGTTCAAGTATTTGTGTGCCGTCATCTGAATTTCTTACCATAATACCTAAGTCTATATCAAAATTATAAGGAACAGGAGTATATACAGATGTTAATTGAGTCTGACTTGCATCTATATTAACAGTAGCT